CTCGCAGGTCATGTCCGAGACCGTATATCGCACACCCGTGGGGCAGCGAAGTCAGGTTCTCGGCATAGGTTCCCGGCGCGACGATCAGCACATCGCGCCGCGCCCAAGGCGATGCCGACCAGTTGATCCGGGCGTTCATCACCGTGATTGCAGCCGCGATGGTGGCCTTCGCGCTCTCCACGCTCGTGCCAGGGTTCGAGTCGTTACCGTTCGCCCCGTCCACGAAGTAGTAGTTCGCGTTGATGGAAAGCGGTATGCCGCCGCCGACCGGAACTCCGCCGAGGTGCCTCAACAAGTCACTTACAGTCGTCATGTCAGCACCTCCCCTATGTCACGTTCTGGCCATAGATCCAGCGCCAGTCGCTCCACCCGTAGCTGTACCGCATGTAGGCCCGGAACTTCGCCAACATGGTGTCGAACTCGTTGGCCGCCCCGAACTCAAGCGGGACGCGGTCGAACCACAGCAGGAACTGCTTCATCATCCGGCTGTCGATCAGGAACCAGTTGTTGGCGTCGCTCAACAACTCCCAGGACACCACCTGGAAGCGGCCCCGCAGGAAGTTGGCGTCATTGTCCGCCGTACCGCTCACCTGTGCGCTCTGCACGATGCGATATGCCGTGTCCTCCAGCTCGATGGGGATCAGCAGCATGTCGGGAACCACGTAGATCGGGTTGCCCCGGTCGTCCTTGTATTCCCTCATGGCAGTGCGCGTGGTGATCAGCGCGTCACGGCTGAGTGCTGTAGTTCCAGCATTAGCTTGTGTGCTTGCATTGGTCGGGCTGTAGGGATGGCTGCCGCAGAGGGCGATGCTGTCATACCCAAGGTACGAGCCAGAGAAGGCGTTGTTGAACACCGAAGCCGCGTCGGCTTCCGCCTTGCGGAATGCGCTCGCGCCCAAACGCTGCGCTCGGTTGAAGATCACGTTGTACTGATTATCATCAACCAGCTTGCGCTCCACCTTGAAGCCCTTGGCGAACTCCGTGTGTTCGTATTCGATCTCCCACAGTTCGTAGAACGAATCGTAGTCCAGCGATCCGGTGAACTCTTTCCACTCCGCGAACGCGCCGATGCCGTAGTCGGTCTCCTTCGCTTTCCCCGAAGTCTGCACGCTGAACAGCCGGTCACGCATGGCCGGTATCTGCAGATACGCCTCGAAGAAAATCTGCCGGAGCTTCGGCTCCAACAGGGATGCAAAGTTTTCAGAAATCATAACCATTTCTTATATCCTCCTACGTGTTCTCCCACGTGGTGTCGGCGAAAGTCACGTAGACCGTCGCGTATGTGACGTCTTCGGTGGTGTCCACCTTCCAGCAGATCATCGCGCCGCCGGTCGTCGGCGTGGCGTCGATGGTGTTCTCGTCCGCGAAGTTCAGGGTCTTGGTATAGCCTTCGAGCGCGGCGCAAGCCGCAGCGTCCGCAGAGCAACGCCAAATCTGCCCCTTGGTGACGATGGCCACCTTAAGGTGGTCGTCCGCGCTCACCGCCGTGGTTTGGGTCTCCATGCAGATGGCCGAGACCTCTGCCTGTCCAGCCGCTACCTTGTCCATGCGTCCCGCGCTATCGACAATCAACGCGTCGCCCTTGGCGTAGCCAGCGGCGTCCGCGGCCATATCCCAATCCAGGATGCGAGGGCCGCTTTCACGACCGTCGATCCAGCCCACAAATTCAAAGCCATTTGTGGCCATTTTTACCTCCAATGTTAGTTCTTGTTAGGTATTCTGTTAGTTTTTGTTAGGTCTTTTTGACCAGTTTCCGATACTTGGTCAGATCGCCCGCCGTCTTCATCGCCGCGTAGGCTTCGGGCGTCATGTTCAGTTCTTCGGCGGCCCGCGCTTCGTCCGGCGATAGCCTCACCGGCGACGTGCGCTGCCCCGCGCCCTTCCTGGCGTCGATGTCCGGCGCGCTGACCTTGCCCAGCAGGTAGGGATGCTCTTTCGCCAACGCTTCCAAAGCCTCGACCACGCCCGCCACCTTGCCCTCGGCGTCCACGTTGATGTCCGCCAAGTCCAGCAAGGCCCAGGCATGGGCCGGGCTGACGAAGCCCAGGCTGGCCGCTTGCGATTGGATCTCGGCCCGTATGAGCCGTTCCGTCGCCAGATTCTCGGCTTCCATCCGCGCCTTCTGCTCTTCGGCCAATTTGTCCGCCAACTTCTCCAACTCGGACTTTTCGGCCTCCCTGAGCTGCGCCAACTCGTCGGCTTGTTTCTTCAGAACGTCATAGTCGGCGTACTTCTTGGCCAGCTTGCGTTTTTCTCGTTCCAGCCGCTCAGCGAAGAAGGCGTCCACCTGCTCCTGCGTGAATTTGGCCTCAGCCCCCACTGTCCCACTGTCTGCCGGCGTGGTCTCCGTGTCCGTGGATTGCGTGCCAATTCCCGCATCGTTTCCGTCTTCGGTTGTCATAGTGCCTCCCAAGTTTTGCCGTGCTTGTCACGTATTTCGCGGATTATCCCGCCTCCGCGAAGGCGTAAAATACAAAACGCCCACGCTTCCGGCGGCGGGCCTCTCGGACTGCCGCTAAAAGGTGGGCGTTATGCTCGCTTCAGGTAGCGGGCCTGTCGGACTGCTACCTTAGTTCATGCCTGCTCACATGAAACCCCGTTATTCAGTTGTGCGCATTATACCCTATTCTTTGCGTTTTTGCAAATGATGGCGCTCTATCCAGCGCACCACCATGATCAGTGCTTGGCGGAGTACCAGGAAGAATGAATGCAAATCGTCGCCTTCTTGCGGGTCAACGTATTCAACGTGGACGTCGCCGAACACGTAATCGGGCTTCTTGTAATCCTCATAAGGATCAATGCCTGCATCCATCACGACGCCTCCAATTCAAGCAACCGCGCCCTCCATTTGCCCAGGCGCTCGCGTATGGCCCTCAGTTCCGCCTCCGTCGCCACGTCGGGTTGGTGGTCGAAGTTCGCCAGGTCGGCCTCCATCGCGTCGACGCGGCCCAGGAGGAACCGCAGAAATCTGGTCTGGAATTTGGTCTTCATGCCACATACCTCTGCGGCATGTCTTCGCGCAAGTCGTCGCCCCTCTCCGGCACGTCTTCCTGTTCGAACCATATCAGGCCGTCCTCTTCCAACGCCCCGCAGAATGGGCAGCATTCAGGGCGCAGCCCGCCGCGCACCACTTGCTGGATGCCGCATTTGCTACAATGCAGGATCTCCTGTGTGGTGGTCATTCCGGCCTCTCCAGTTTTTCACCACAGAATGGGCAACAGTTAATTTTCACGTCTGAGCCATCCCTAATGTCAGAATATTCCACTACTAGAATCCAATGGCCGAATCCAGGGCGATACACAATGTGTGCCCAATCAGGCTTTTCTTTACATTGATGAAGACGCGTTGTGCCATGAATGCGAGTCATTTGCCCTTCGCCCCCGCCAGCTTCAGCACGCTGGGGCCTGGCTCCATCCCCGCCCCGCGCATCATGCTCACCAGCTTGCGGGCCGCTGCCTTCTTTTTCTCAGGCGAAACGCCTTTCATCTGGAAGATGCGGCTGGCCGCGTTGCGCAGGGCGTTCTTGTTGATGGGGCCGCCCGGCCTAGACCTAACCGGCAACTTGCACTTGGCCTTGATCTTCTCGCCCTCGTTCATGTCGATCAGGCACACCCGGCAGAATTCCCCCGGTTCCAGGCTGCTTTCGGGCGTGCTCCACGCCGCGTCGGTGTATTTCGCCATCCCGTCACCTCTTGTTGTCCTTCCGTTCCCTGTTCTGCGCCAAGTAAGCCCTGTATGCTTGCTTCACGGCTTCCAACGTCTTGTATTTGCACGGGCCGTTCCCGATGCGGTATTTGCCGTTGGGGCATTTATCGCTGTAATCCTCCACCATGTCCGCTATCTTGATCAGGCCGTCCTGCCACGCCTTGAACTTGCCCGGCCCCATCATCTCCATCTGCAATTCCTCCGGCTGCCTTGCGAACCACGCTTCCCCGCTCTCCATCTCGAACGGTTCTCCCGCGGGCAAACCCAGTTCCTCGTATCCTATCACCATGGGCAGCGGCGCGCACCGCCCTCGGTGATGGTCGTTCAGCGGTTCGCTCAAAGGGTGTTCTGTCCCATGCATCGCCACGCAGCCCATGCAGCACCGGCTGTCCAGCGCGGCGTACCACATCCAGCCCCTCACGATCTGCTGGTTGTTGATGTACGACCAACGGCTGGCCTCGCGATAAGAATAGAGCTGCAAGGTGCGCGACCAATTCAGCGCCCAGTCCAGCCCCCGCCCGGTGACCAGCCTCAGTTCGCTCGCCCATCGGCGCGGGTTCCACCCTTTGGTCATGGCCTCCATCACCAGATCCTCGACCTGGGCGCGCATGGCCAGCGGGAAGTCGTCCAGCACCGTCCACACCGGGGATCCAGGAGCCAGGAAGCCCATGGCCTGCACCACCGCGTCGGTGTGCAGCATCCCGAAGCTGGTCATCAGCTCCGCCCGTATCTCGGCGGGATAACGGGCCAGCATGGCGTCGGTTAGTTCCCGTGATTCGCGCACCCCCACGTCCACCGCCGCGTATGTGCCGGGACCGACCACGCCGGGCAGTTCCTGGGCGAACTTCTGCATCTCGCCCTCTATCGTCCGCAGGAACCGCTGGTAACGCTCTTCCTGCCACAGCCACGCGGGCGACACCGGCAAACCCTCCAGTTCGGCCTGCGCGATCTTGTCGGTCAGCTTCTCCAACGCCGACAGGATGCGGGCGTG